GTCGAATCTCAGAAAAGAATGGGGCGAAGCGGAGCACACATTCGTATGGACGGGACACATACACCACAAGAACCAAGAGGAATATGGCGGCGCATTGTTCGAGTCTTGGAACATCCTCGCACCCGCAGATGCTTGGCACGCTGGCTCTGGTTATGCCAGTTCTCGGAGTATGACATGCGTGATTCTTCACAAAGACTACGGGGAAGAAGGACGATTAAAGGTGAACGTGGAGCGGATTGAATGAGCGCATTTGACGAGCAGATAGGGGGCAACCACTACAAGCTGATGATGATTCAGCCTACTGAATACATATTGGCCAACAATTTGGGATGGTGTGAGGCCAATGTTGTGAAGTACATCAGCCGGTGGCGGTCTAAGGGTGGGGTCGATGATTTGCGAAAGGTGGTGCATTACACTCAGATCTTGATCGAGCGGGAATTGAATGAAAAGACGGCTTCAAAGCATGAACCAAAGAAACCGTCTTGGTAGATTACAGTAGGATTGCTCCGACTACATAGCCAAGCAGGAAGGCCACAATCATCGCCCCGCCCGTGAAGCGTGGCACCAATAGCTTATCTAGTTGTTTTTTAATCATCGGTTCTCCCTAATAATTTTGGTGATCGTTGGATCGCTGACCTTCAAGATTCGGGCAATGCCTCGTATACTTTTGCCTTGGTCAAGTCGTTCTAACACTGCCGCCACTAATTCGGCATGGGTCTCAAATGGGCCGGTTGCCCTTGGTCGTCCTCGGTTCATAGATTGCTCCTTTAATTAATGTAATTTTTCTAAAACTAAAAAATAAGAATGGAAAATTCTAGCGTGTTTCTGCTGCTTTAATGCGGTGCCTTGTTGCTGCGGGATTGGCATACGATGCTTCGCCCCCAAGATAAAAAGATCTTTAAGCCTGAACCATTCAGAGGCCCAATTGACCACATTAAGGTGGGTCGGGTGGAGCTTGTGGTTGTGCACAATGTCTTGGCACTTAAAAACCAAAATGCCCTTGGCTGAAATGACCCTAGCGCATTCTTTGATGGTGTCTTGATAATGCTTGGCAAGATCATCATAGGCCCAATACCCGCCAAACCTTTTTGCCATGATTGAGTTATGCTCTCTGGCTGCTTTGACGTAAGTTAAAAATGGTGGATCAAAAACCACGGATTGTGCTGAATTGTCAGGCATTGGTAGCTTGGCGCTTGATGCTTGCTCAACAAAATCTAGTTGTGGATCAATGTCAAAACATAATCTTGGCCTTGGCATATCCTGATAAAATTTACCATTTCCAAAAGTTATATCAGCATCAAAATAATCCAGCTTGTTAAGATGAAGGATTGAAGCCAGTATTTCGGATTGATCAAAACTTAACGAAGGTATCACTCCACGCCCTCGCAATTTGGTTTCAGGTTGTCAAAGTCCGGCCAGTAGCCTAGGCAGACGTTATATCGGTACTCTTTGGACATGGTGACCTCGTGGTCATAGTCCCAATTTGAGACCCAGAGCAAAGCCGCGACAACTGCCGCAGCGATGCAAATCTTGGTGAGTCGGTTCATACTGTACCCCTTTCCCTAGGCTCAGAAACAAAGTCATAAAATTCGCCCACAAATTGAGCGTAATTGTTGAGCTTTTCACGGTTCGCTGCGTTGCCATAGGTGTTGTCTGGACGATCCCAAAAGCCCGTACCGTGACCTTGGCGAGTCAACCAAAAATCATGGCCGCATTGCTCTATCATTTCATTATCGAAAACCCGATCAATCCCCCTAAAGCTGCGCCATAAACTGCCACAAGCCTTTTCAGCGTGATCCCTAAAAGCCTTGTCTGTTATGACATCATCGGCCCAATTTGCGGCGGCACAATAAGCGGCGGCCATTCTGATTACGGGGCTCATGTTCTCACCTCGATGCTGACGTTACAGATATCGCCTAGAATACGCTCAAAATCAGCGCGGCCATGATAGGGTTCGGAAACGTCCCCGATATGCCACTGGCCCTCGCCATGCTCATCATTGAGCCATTGGTGTAAGTTGTCTACGAATGCCTCGTCGTCGTCCTGAATGCCGCTGTAATCGCCATACACGAGCGGCACGATGGCAAATTGTGGAATGCGGTAAGTTTCTGTCTCGAACATAATATAATCCCCTCGGATTGGTTAAGGGCCCGAAGGCCCGTTGTGTTAGGCGGCCTCTACCTCATCGCGTACTAGGTCGCGGGCATCGTCGACAAGTTCGGCATACAACTCATCAAGCTTGGTCTGATTCGGGAACCACGGCCCGCCGTCAAAATAAGGTTGGTCATCCCAAACGCAAAAGGTAAGGATTCGCGGAACCATTGCGGAAACTTGGCTCCATCTTGTGGCGCTTTCTTCGTGCGCTAGGTATTGGGCAAATTGGCGCTTAACCCATCGGGTAAGGTCTTTGTCGTTGTCATACGATAAACGAACAAAATCGCAGTTTAGATGGTAATGCAATTCCCCAAGGTATGAACCATCGAGCCAGCATCTAAACATGCGGCGGGTGAAGTGGTTGGAATCGAGGATTGTTTTGTCATAACCTTCTGTCCCGCTGTAAGAGTCTGATAAGCGGCTGGTGATTGCTTCTCTAAGTTCTTTTGACATTGGTGTATCTCCTAGCTGATTTAATGTATAATTTGATACCACGAATGAGAATATAAAACATAACTTTAAACGTGTCAACTCTTTTTTTATGTTTATTATTTATAGGGTGAAACATGCCTGATATGCGTCACAAGCTAGACAAGAAAACGGCCGATCGGCATTTTCCTGAGTGGTCTCACGGTGGCAAGGGATCACACGCTAGAAAGAGTTCAACCGATTCCAGGGCTCGATACTCGGCCAACTGGGACAAGATCTTTGGTAAGGATAAACACCATGGGAACAACAGCAGCACATAAGAATAGAGCAATCCGTCAGGAGGCACTGAGAGAGCAATTATCCAATCAGGGTCATGTTCAGCACGTCACTGATATTGCACAAAAATTGACCAATCTTGAGGGTGAATTAGATCCTGTTCAAGTGCAGAGATTGAAGGCTGCGGCTGATATCAAGTTGAAGTTGATCGGGAAATATCTAGGGGACGTTAAAGCTGTAGAGATCTCGGGGGCTGATGGTGGCGATTTAGTGATTCAGGTCTCAGACTTCAAGAACGCTTAACCTGTACATCCATACAGCACTGTACATTTATCCAGGAGAGGGCCGTTTTGCCTGAGATATCGATCCCGAACAATTGGGAACCACGACCACACCAGCTGCCATTCTTTAAGGCTATGGATGGCGGGGCTAAAAGGGCTTGCGTGGTATGGCATAGAAGGGCTGGGAAAGATTCAGCGGCTTTGAACTACACCGCAAAAAGTATGCTTCAACGTAAAGGGTCGTACTGGCATCTATTCCCGCAGGCCAATCAAAGTCGCAAAGCCATCTGGAACGGCATTGACGGCGAAGGCAGGCCGATCTTAGAGCAAGTATTTCCTTTGTCTATCCGCAAACGCACAAGCACCCAAGAAATGCTCATAGAGCTGGTTAATGGCTCCACATGGCAGTTGGCAGGGTCTGACAATTACGACTCCCTTGTAGGCTCTAATCCGGTCGGAGTGGTCTTTTCTGAATGGTCATTGTGCGATCCCAATGCTTGGGGCTATATCCGTCCAATCTTGGCTGAGAACGGTGGATGGGCAGTCTTTATTTATACACCACGGGGCAAGAACCACGGCCATTCACTGTATCAGATGGCCAAGAAATCCAACGAATGGTTCTGTCAGAATCTAACGGTAAATGACACCAAACGGGCCGATGGATCACCTGTTATCAGTAGTGACATCATAGACAACGAACGACTGGAAGGCATGGATGAGGCACTGATCCAGCAAGAATTCTATGGGTCATTTGAGGCACAGATTCCTGGCGCATACTATGCCGATCAACTGACAGCTGCAAAGGAACAGGGCCGAGTCGGACGACTACCGATTGAACCATCATTGCAGGTTCACACGGCATGGGATTTGGGCATTAGTGATGCAATGTCCATCTGGCTATTTCAAGCAATGGGCAAAGAGATACGATTGATTGGGTACTA